TACTGCAATACCTTTAAATGCTCATATTAAAACTATTCCAGTTCCTGGAGAAATAATATTAATAGTAACGGCAGCTTCTTCATTCGCAGGAAATTTTAGGTTAAATGACGGCACTTTTTATTATTTAAGTACAGTAAATGTTCAATCAAATATTAACTATAATGGAGTCCCTACATCGGCTACAGTTCCAGGTTCTAATGTTACTAGTTATCAAAATGCTTCTTTTGGAGTTACTAGCTCTCCTAATCAATCTCAACCTTCAAGAAATAAAAAAACATTTGAAATTGTTAATAATATTAATCCGTTACAGTTATTCGAAGGTGATGTAGCAATAGAAGGGCGCGGAGGTAATTCTATTAGATTAAGCTCTACAATTAAAAATACAAATACTATTTCAAAACAACCTACTTGGTTATCGGGTAGTCCTGGAGATCCGATATTGATTATTTCTAATACGAAAAAAAATATATCACCTATAGGATTTAGAATTGAAGATATTAATAAAGATGATTCTTCTATTTATCTAACCTCTACACAAAAAATACCAATTAAATTAGCAGGCCCGTTAACAATATCAAATTTAAAATTAAACCCTATATCTAGCAATTTATCTGGAAAGCAAATAATAATGAATTCCGATCGAATTATTTTAAATGCAAAAACAAACGAAATATATTTGTCTTCGAACAAAGGAGTGTCTGTAACAAGTAAAGGTGATATTGTTATAGAAGGATCAAAAGATATTACATTTAATGCGGCTAAAGTTAATTTAACATCAACAGCTTTATATTCTGCAGTTAATGGAGAATTATTAGAAACAATTTTAAATGCAATTGTGACGGCTATAAGTACTATTACGCCAGCTACTCCCGGAGCGCCTGCAGCTGAGACGGTTCGTTCTTTAATAGCATCCATACCTTTTAAATCTACAAAAGTAAAACTTTAAAAAAATACGTATCTTTTATTGACTTAGATAATTATATTAAAGAGTCAATATGAATACTGAAAAATTTTTAAATCAAATACGACAAATAATTAGAGAAGAAGTTCGAACTGCAGTTGAGTTTGAATTTAATATACTTTTAGAAAGTTTAGATAAAGTATCAAACCGTTCAAATAAAATAGTTTCTGAGCAAAGAGCAGTTACTGGCGAGCCTAAAAAATTTACTCCTAAAAAATCTAATATACCATATTCATCTAATCCTATTATTAATAATATTTTAAATGAAACTGCTAGTTCAGGATTTTCAACTAAAGATTTCCAATCATTATTAGAAGAAGAATATAATCCTGGTCAATCAAATCAAGATGAGTTTAATGATTGGCCGACTATGAAAAATATATCTAACTTAGGAATGTCTTCTATGCCAGCAGCTTCGATGATTCCAAAAACAGATATAGATGGTCGTCCAGTTCAAGAAGTAGCCCCTGAAGTAGAGCAAGCTTTAACAAGGGATTATTCTTCTTTAATGAAGGCGATTAATAAGAAAAAAGGAAAATAATTAATGGCTAGGATATTAAAACAAATACTTGTAATTGACACTGAAAAAGATGTCGCGGTGGGTATTAAACTTCCATTTAATAACCCTACTAAAGGTTTGTTTGATTTATCTTATAGCACTGAAGAACAAGCAATATCTAATCTTAAAAATTTACTTTTAACTAGTAAAGGCGAGCGATTATATTTACCTAATTTCGGGACTGGAATTATAGATTTATTGTTTAATCCAAATACTCCGGAGATAGTAGAAAGTTTATCAGATGAAATTTCAACCGCAATTTCTTTTTGGATGCCATATATTATAATAAACAATATCGATGTGCAAAATAAAATTAATTCATTAGGAAATAATGCAGAGCATGGTATATCTATATCAATTAATTTTAATGTAACAAATAGAGGCGCTAATCAAACAATCGTTTTAGATATTAATCAAAATGGAGCAATTACTGTACAATAATGTTAGATAATAATTTAAAGAAAGATATAAAATATATCAATAAAGATTTTAGTAATTTTAGACAATCCTTAATAGAATTTTCTAAAAGTTACTTCCCTAATACATATAATGATTTTAATGAAACGTCACCAGGTATGATGTTTATTGAAATGGCATCGTATGTAGGGGATGTATTATCATACTATACAGATAATCAATTAAAAGAAAGTTTATTATCTTTTTCTCAAGAACGTTCTAATTTATTACAATTAGCACAAGAAAGAGGCTATAAACCAAAAAATACAGTACCAGCGACGGTAGAATTAGATGTATTTCAATTATTACCAGCAATAAAATCAGGGTCAGTATTTTTGCCAGATTGGAATTATTCATTATCAATTAACCCTGAGTTAATTGTTAGATCAACAAATTCAAATGTACAATTTAGAACGATTGAACCGGTTATATTTACGTCTCAATCAATATCTTTAAAAGGCGGCGATTCTTTATCAGTATATCAAGTAGATAATAACAACAATCCAATATATTATTTACTTAAAAATACTGCAAAGGCTGTTGCAGGTACAATACAAACAGCTACTTTTTCGTTTGGATCTCCTAAAAGATATGATAAGATTATTTTAAATGAAACAAACATTATAGAAATTTTAGATATAGTTGATTCAGACGGAAATATTTGGTATGAAGTGCCTTATTTAGCTCAAGATACTATATTTGATTCTATAAAAAATGACCAATATTCTAACGTAAACTATACGGGGTCTCAAGGTATATCTCCATACTTATTAAAGTTAAAGAAAGTATCTAGAAGATTTGAAACAAGAGTAAATGCTGATAACACTATAACAATACAATTTGGAGCTGGCGTATCAACATCCGCTGATGAAGAATTAATACCAAACCCAGATTTAGTAGGTAGCTCGTTATATTCACCTAATTTTGATTATTCTATCGACCCTAGTAATTTTTTATATTCTAAAACTTATGGATTAGCACCTGCCAATACCACATTAACCATTAGATATACAACCGGTGGCGGGATAGAATCAAACGTTCAAGCAGATACATTAACTAGTATATCATCTATTGTATTTGATAGTGACGGCACAGGATTAAATCAATCATTATATTCTAGAATACAAAATTCAGTAGCAGTAAATAATAGTTTACCAGCAGTGGGAGGTAAAAGTTTAGAAAGTATTGATGAAATACGATATAATGCAATTGCTAATTTTGCATCACAAAATAGAGCAGTTACAGTAGAAGATTATATAATACGTACATATTCTATGCCTAGTAGATTTGGGTCTGTTTCAAAAGCGTATATTACACAAGCAAAAGATTTTGTAACGGGTGCAGATGTTGTTAGTTCAAATCAATTAGCTATGGATTTATATGTTTTAGGGTATGATTTAAATAAAAATTTAACTCCTATAAATTCTATAGTCAAATCTAATTTAGCGACTTATTTAGAACAATATCGAATGATTACCGATGCTATTAATATTAAAGATGGATATATAGTTAATATAGGTATTGAATTTAATATTATAACATTGCCAGGTTCTAACAGTAATGAAGTTTTATTAAGATGTATTGCAAAATTAAAAGATATATTTGATATTAATAAATGGCAATTAAATCAGCCCATTATAATATCTAAACTTTATGCAGAACTAGATAATATAGAAGGAGTACAAACAGTATCAGATATTTTAATAACTAATTTAGCTGGCAGCGATATTGGATATTCTAATAATCGATATGATATAAATAAAGCCACAAAAAATGGAGTGATATTTCCTAGTTTAGATCCTTGCATTTTTGAAGTTAAATATCCAAATAAAGACATTAAAGGTAAAGTAAGTAATTAATTATGATATATCATTTATATTCAAATCAAGACGCTACAATATACGAAAAAGAACCTACTTTAAATTCAGGTTTAGATGAAATACTAGAATTAGAAAAAAACATAATTGGGTCTACTACAGTAAATGTATCTAGGATTTTAATTAATTTTAATGTTAGTAATTCTATAAACTTATTAAGAGCAGATAACTTTATTCCTACAAGCAGCATTCAATCTACATTAAGATTATATAGTTTAGAAGCAATCAATTCACCAGTAAATTATACTGTAGATTGTTATGCTTTAGCTCAAGATTGGTCACGAGGTACTGGAAAATTTAGTTATACTCCGTTTTTAACAGACGGCGTTTCTTGGAAATATACTACCGCAGCTACATCATCTGTATGGAATACACAATCACCTCCCTCAGGGACTGCATATTTATATTCTTCTGTCGATGGAGGCGGTTTATGGTATACAGCTTCAGCAGCAACTCAACTATTTGAATATTCTCCAGTAAAACAAGATATTAATATTAATGTATCAAATATTGTAAATCGATGGATATCAGGTTCTTTACCTGAATACGGATTTATACTTAAAATTTCTGGTTCATTAGAAGAAGATACTCAACCATATGGGCCTATACAATTTTTTAGTAACGAATCAAATACAATTTATGTACCTAGATTAGAATTAGGATGGGATGATTCAGTATTTACTACAGGTTCATTACAACCAATTTCTACAGACAAATATTCGATTATATCTAAAAACATTAATAAAAAATACGATCAAGAATCGATAGATAAAATAAGTATTGTAGCTAGACCTTTATTCCCGGTAAGAACATTTTCTACAGGAAGTGCTTATAACATTATACAATATCTTCCTATAACAACATATTATGCAGTTGAAGATTTTTATACAGGAGAAGTATTAGTGCCGTTTGGCAATTTTACAAAAGTAAGTTGTAATTCAACTGGTAATTATTTTTTATTTAATTTTAACATTCTTCAAAAAAATAGATATTATAGATTTGTGTATAAAGTATTAAATAATAATACAATTAAATATTTTAAATCAGATGAAGTTTTTAATGTAATTTAATATGGAAAGAAATAGTTTAGGTCAAGTTATTGTTAATGAAAGCGGGTCATTAACAATCTCTATTTTATGTAGAGAAACTACTATACCGATTTCAGTATATAATCGATTTTTATTAGATAATAAAGAATTTACGGAATTAGTACCGACAATTGATAAAGATGCTTTAATAAGAGAATTGACCAATCAAGTTGATACTTTAAATAATTCTGTAAATAGTTTAACTACAGATATAAAGGGAGGATTTTTAGTATCAGTAACTGAAAGTCAATTTGCATACCCAGTTGTTAAGTCATCGGCTAAAATATATAACGGCCAGCAAGTATATGAAAATATAGGATTTAATAATGATAGCACGACTCCAAATTTTAACAGCAGGCAATCTAATGGTTTAAAGTTTTGGAGTATACCTAATAAAGTCGCTACGATTTACCAAGACGCTAATTCTGCAGGTATATATACTATGAAAGCTAATATTAAGTATAGAATCAAACATATAGGTACTGCAAATATTGATAACATTACAAGTTTTAGATTAAGATTGCAATTTTTTCTAAATGGCACGACTGGCGTAGGCCCAATAGCTGATACTAGCTTTAGACCATTAACTAAAACATTTTATGCCCCGGGAGAAGTATCTGAAGAATTTTCAATTTCAGTAGAACATACAGGCGGCTTAGGAGAACTTAGAACAGATGTATTATATTTACCTGTTAGAACTTTTGCAGTAAATCGATTTAATACAGATATTGCTAATAATAACTTTTTATTAGAAATATTACCAAGTTCTACATTCTCTTTATTACCTCAATAATTATATTAAATGCTAATAGATACTTTACTTCAAACAAATCAACCTGTATATGATACCGGGTTTAATAATACTGATATTCAAATTATCGGTAAAGTAAATACTGCGACGCCAGTAGTAAATAGAAGTATGTTTGAGTTAAATATATATTCATTTAATGGTATTTTAATTAACAGTATTGTTGAAAGAAATGCCGTTTTATTTACAATAAGCGGTTCGAATAAATTTTTAAATATTAATAGTTTTAATAAATATTTTAATGATTTAAATATAAACTCAGGAAAATATTATTATACCGTTAATTCATTTAACCCTATAATTGGTAATACTCCTAAAAATTTATTTATACAAGAAATTTCTCCAAGCAGAACAGAAGTACGATTAGGTAGAATTGTTAATTTAACAACATTGTCCCCTAATACAAGCGATATTAATAATGTAACTACAGAATTTGTAGGCGATCTTGGTATAGGAGGTATACAATCAGGTGATCCGGGTGCTGCAGGGTCTAACCCACAAACACCCGTTGTTACATTAACAGATTTTCAAAAAATACTTACTAAGGATAATAGTTTAAAAAACATTTATTTAAATTTAGGTCAGGACAGATTTTATAGAATTATAAATATAGAATTAGGCGACTCGCCTGCATTTGAAATATTAGTTAAATTGTATGAACCATTACCTATTGATATTAATGAAAGTGATTTTTGTGAATTATCTGATGTAGTATTTAGATATGGAGATATTGCAGATTACATTCAAAATGTAGAAATATTAGACCCTACTAAAGAAATACAAGGTCCGAATTTTGAAATTGATGTTGACATTTATAAAGGTAGCGTAACTGGATTTCAAACTTGGAATGATTTATTAGATATAAATTTATCTACTTCGCAACAAATTATTGATTCTTATTTTGGCCAAGCATTAACTGGTATTAAATTAAATATTGATTACAGTAAACCAGAAGAATTTATATTTTATAGTTCTGCAGAAGAACGATTTAATAATTTTTATTATAAAATACAATTAATTGAAGATTATAACAGTCAATTAAGTACTCTTAATGATATTAACCAATCTATTAAATCTGCAAATATTATTGATGTTGTCAAAAAGCGTAGTAAAATAATAACGGGATTTGATGATTTTGAAAAATATTTATATTTCGGAGAACCTAACGGAAATTTATATACATTTTATACTGGTAGCATATCTACCTGGCCAAAAACAACTTCTGGTAGCTTAAATTGGTTAGAGTCATACAATTATTGGGTAGATAGCTATTCTACAGGTTCATTAAATACAAGTATAGGATATAATTTAGAAAGTATAAATTCTGCTGCAGTAAATACATATGCAGAAAATACAATTGCAATTTTACGAGAATATGATAAAAACAATATCAATTCTTTATTAAAAACAATACCTTCGAGTTTCTTTTTAGATGATGCTAATTCTGAATACTTTGTATTTATTAATATGATTGGCCATCATTTTGACATTATTTATACATACATAAATCATTTAACGTCTATACATTCTAGAGAACAACATCCTTTAGATGGTATCAGTAAAGAACTATTAACTTCAGTTGCTGATTCTTTTGGATGGAAATTAACAAATTCTAAAAAGAAAGATAATTTATGGAAGTATATAACAGGATTAGATTCAGATGGTAATTATTTACAATCTGGAAGTTTAACACCTACAATAACTACAGAACAATATACATTAGAAATTTGGAATCGAATTGTTAATA